GCCGGCTTTCCTTATCCTAAACAGGAGTTTACCATGTCCGTCCAAATCACTTTCTTCGAGTATTCCGTTATCGTCTCTGCAATGACCCCCTCGCTCCAGCCGAAAGATCGCCCTCGCGGGCAGTATTTCGAACTGTTGCTCGTCGGTTACTTCAGAACCAGTAACTGGAAGACCCGTCGGTTTACCATCAGAAATGGTGATAAATTCGAAGCGCTTGGCCGGATGTTCGCATACGCGAATAAACTGCTGAGTGGGAATCACATTTCCATCGAACGTTACGAAGAACTGTATGGTACAGTTCAAGAAGCGTACGATGACGAGGCCAACTTCATCCTGCAAAGGACTGGAGTTGATCCCCGGTTGTGATTAGGAAATAGCCAGCTGGGCTTACTCTCTGGCAATACACAGTGATGTGCTTGCCGAAATACCCTGAAAGGGCGTTACTACTATGCAATCGAACAACTATTACGGAATCAGTTCACACATCATTTGCTATCAACACACGCGAAACTCCTTATCGGGAGCGACGAATGTGTCGGTTTACAATGATAGTGTGATCCGAGACTATGATCGGTTGATCTTTGTAGAGTATAATGGCGGTCCGTCCGATTTCAAGCGGGCGAACCGACACTCTTGGACTAAGGCGTTCAAAGAGTCCCTCGTTTGTTCGGCATCGGGCGCATACACCAGTGGACTCGTACGCTATTCATTTAGCGGAAAATATCCACAGGGTACGTATGCTCCGAGCCTTACGAGCGAACTTTCAACTCGTGCGCAAGCCGAGTGTACACATCGTTTCTACGAGGCAGTTCGAAATAGCGACCTCGCGTTGCTAGTAGACCTCTCTCAATCGAGACAGACAGCCATGATGGTCGCAAAAGCGTATCGTGCCTTCACGAAGTGGCGATCCGAAGTGCCAAAAGCACTTAGGAAAATCTCTTCGTTCAAGCATTCTACGAAATCAGCGTCCGATTTGTGGCTCGAGTATGTGTACGGGTGGGTTCCACTAATGAAAACAGTCTACGACGTGGCTGCTTACCATCGCATGACTAGCAGTAAAATGCAAATCAAGGCGAAGGCGACAGTCAAATCGGAAGAAATGCTCATCTACCAAGCTGACTTGACACGTCAGAATGTTAGAGTGGAACGCAGTTACCGTTACCTGATATCCCGTCGGGTACGCGTAACTAACCCTAGCATGTTCGAGCTAAGTCGCTTGACTCCGTTGAACCCATTAGCAATTGTCTGGGAGAATATCCCATTCAGCTTTGTGTTCGACTGGTTTTGCGATATAGGCCAATACATGCAGGACTTGGAAACGTCCTTCGGGGTAGGTTGGACCTGTGATCCGGGTTACGGATACGACACCTCTTCTTACAAAGTGGAGGTGCATAGTATCGCAGGCCCGAGGTCCGACCTAGGCAATACCCAGCCCCGTCTCCATGGGAGCTGTCGATCGGTTTACACGGCGATGAACCGTTTTCCGACTGACAGCAAACCTATGGTTCGGTTGCCTGGATTTAGGCTAGATCTTGGTGCTCGGCGTCTTGTCAACGCTGCTGCACTTGCCCGACAGGTATTCTCGCCACAACTAGGCAGGATCCTTCGGTAATTACGGTCAATAATGGATTTCTCCTCATGCCCGCTTTTGCGAATCTGACCCTTGCTGATGGTCAGGCCTCCCCAGCGAACCATACTTTCTACGCCTCCCATGAAGAACCCAAGGGCGTCTGGAACCATGTCGAAAACACGGCTGCCAACGCAATTGGATACTTCTGGTTGAAGTGGTCTCTCAAGACCCCTGCAATCGGCGGGAAAGTGTCGTCCCAGGATCGTGTATATCGCGTCAAACAGACGATCAGCATGCCGACTCTCGAGTCGACAAGCGCTGCGACCGGATCAGGCATCCCGCCTGCTCCGACCGTGGCATACACGTGCGTCTCCAATACGGAGTACGTTCTCCCGGAACGATCCACGCTCCAGAACCGCAAGGACCTGAATGCGTTCACGAAGAATGGGCTCGCCCATGCCTCGTGGACCGCACAGTGTCAAGATCTCTTCCCCGTCACCTAACTCAAGGAAATGGCCATGGCCACCGAGGTTTTCACCAAGTATGTCATGCTCAAATCCACGACTCAAGTAGACGCGGAATATCTAACACTGTTCTGCCTTGCGCCAGAGGCGACAACTAGCCCGAAAGGGCAGATGGAGCACGCGATGCTATCCGTAGCATTTCGTGAGTACGTTGACACGTACCAAGCTGAGTTCCTTCGGGAACTCAGCAAGCTCACAACTCGTCTCTGGTTCGACTCAGCCACCGGGGAGTCAGACCCCCCTGGTGCGGAAAATCTCAAAGCCGTG